TATTGACCTAAACCAAGTTTGCATAGCAAACATACTTCAAGAGATAAAACAACTCAAAAAGATAGAACCTTTGCTTGTTAAGCATATGATTTTATCTACGTTACTATTTTATAGAAGAAAATTTAGAGATCAATATGGTGATTTAGTTATTTGTTGTGATAGTAAGAAGAGTTGGCGTAAAGATATATTCCCATTTTATAAAGCAAACAGAAAAAGTACTCGTGCTAAAGATGATATTGACTGGAACGGTATCTTTGAAGTTATAAATTCTATCACACAAGATCTAAAATCTAAGTTTCCATATGCTGTAATAAGTGTTGACCAAGCTGAAGCTGATGATATTATTGGAGTTTTATCAAAAAATTATTATCGTAACGAAAAAATTATGATAGTTTCTTCAGACAAAGACTTTTTACAGCTTCAAAAGTACTATAGTGTTGAACAATATTCACCAACTCAGAAAAAATTACTACAAAGTAACAGTCCTTACCAATATTTAAAGGAACATATCATGAAAGGTGACCGCGGAGACGGCATTCCTAACTTTTTATCTGATGATGATACGTATGTTACCGACAAAAGAAGCAAAAAAATACTAAAAACTAAGCTAGAAGCATGGAAAAATTTGGATCCAACCGAGTTTTGCAACGAAAAAATGATGAGAGGTTGGAAAAGAAACCAACAATTAGTGGATTTATCGCATACTCCGCAAGATATTAAGCAAAAAATTGTTGACCAATACGATACATACGAGTATAATCAACGTGATAAGCTATTGAATTACTTTATTCAAAATAAATTACGCAACTTAATTGAACATATAGGAGATTTTTAATGAACCTTAGCGTAGCAGAAGTGTTGAAAAAGGCCGGATCATTCAAAGATGTAGCAGAAAGAGTCAAATATCTAAAAGACAACGAGTCAAAAGCACTCAAAGCTGTTATATATTTTACATATGCAAAGGAAGTTAAATGGTTAATACCTGAAACCGATCCACCTTACAAAGCATCAACACCAGAACAAGATCTACAAAACGTACTCAAAGCAAGTTATAACAAATTAAGGATATATGTTAAGAACGGTGGGTATGATAGTATGAGTAAAACTAAAAGAGAAATGAATTTTATTGAATGGTTAGAGTCTTTAGATTGTGAAGACGCTAAACTTATTCTAGCTATTAGACATGGAGAGATGCCTTTTCCAGGAATAACTCGTCATGTAGCTAAAAAAGCATTTCCAGATATAGCAGGAAACTTTAAGTAATGTGGAATTATTTGGTTTATGCTCAAGTTGGAATATTAGTACTTTTAGTATGGATAATTTTTTTACTGATTGGAGTAAACAATGGATAAAGATAGAGTAGCAGCTTTATTATTATTAGCAATGTTTGTAGTTTTATACATTACAGGTTGATGTTAAACAAGTTAGTTTGGTATAGTTTATATGCATTACTTGTTGTATTGATTTTTTTATTATTAATTGTAGCATGGGAGTTTACAGATGAAAAGAATGAAAGGTATTTTAACAAATATAATGATCCTTTTGGGAGTCGCAATATTATTAGTCGTGACTAGTTGTTCGTCTGTTAAGTTTGGATGGGATCCAGAATGTCAATGTCAAATCAAAAAGGAGTTCTAATGAGTAATGTGATTAACTTTCCCAAGAATAAAAAATGGATACTAAATTTTATTATACCAGATGAGATAAGTATGGAAGGACAAAGTCCTGATATACATTGGACATTTGAACAAAACTATGGTACAGCTGAAGTTATAGCTAGATCATTAGAAGAAGCTAAGAAAAAAATATTAGACTGTATAGTTATTGATTACTGGACTGATATCAATATGTGGACTAATGAAGAACTTTGAAAATGAACCTGCATTTATTATTGGTAATGGACCAAGCAGAAAAGATTTCAATCTAAAAAGACTTATAGGTCAAGGTTGTACATTTGGTTGTAACGCAATCTATAGAGATTATCCTGACTTCTCATTACCTGATTATCTTATAGCTATAGATCCAATCATAACAGAAGAAATACAAAAAAGTAACTTTCCATCTAACAGAATTATTATACCTCCTTTTGCTGAACAGTTTGAAGCAAGAGAACATAGTGGTGGTTTTGTAAGATCATGTGCAGGAATAAATGCAATGCTCGAAGCAATCAAAAAAGGGTTTACTAATCTATATTGTTTTGGTTTTGATTTTATTATAGATGATGCAGCATATAGTGTAGATAATTTATATGATGGTACAAATGGATATGGTCCAGAAACAAGAGCAAGTTATTCTGATAATATCAATAGATGTAGATATATGGAATTTATAGCTCAAAAAAATATTAATATAAACTTTAAATTTGTGCTTCCTCGAAGTCAAAGAAAAATACATACTATTAACAGTAACAATGTGACCGGAATGTATTATGATAAATTTGATCCGGAGATGAAGGTAGCGCAGGAAAATATAGCTAGTTAATGCCGATATATATTTTTAAGAACACTAAAACAAACAAAACCTATGAAGAGTTTCTCTCAATGTCTGAGAGAGAACAATACCTAAAAGATAATCCTGAAGTGATACAAGTTCCTACTGCTCCTAACATTGTTGGTGGAGTTGGCGGTATTCGAACTGACGACGGCTTCAAAGAAGTCCTAAGCAAGATATCTGAAGCTCATCCTACGAGCACTCTTGCACAACGTCATAAGCGAAGAACCGGCAAGCAAGTCAAAACACAACAAGCAATCAACAAACATAGGAAAAGGATTAAAAATGCAACAACCCGTACTCGCGTATAGTCAATCATTTCATAGTCAATTATCAAGAAGAGAAAGAAAATTATTAAAGAAGCAAGCGAAGTTACACAATCAAAACAATCACTCATTACAACTGAAACCAGTAGTTCCAAAAACAAAGAATCAAGTAAGAGTATGTAATGAGTTTAACAAGGGTCAAAATTTATTATGTCATGGAGTAGCAGGAACAGGAAAAACATTTCTATCGATTGGACTAGCTTTGAAGGCTATCATGGATCAAGAGTACAACAGATTAACAATAATCAGAAGTGTAGTACCAACAAGAGACATGGGCTTCCTACCAGGAAACCAAGCTCAGAAAAGTAAAGTATATGAAGGACCTTATTTTAGTATATGTAATGAATTATTTGGAAGAGGAGATGCATACGAATTGTTAAAGTTAAAAGATAAAATAAAATTTACAAGTACTTCATTTATTCGTGGAACTACAATCGAAAATAATGTAGTATTAGTAGATGAGTGTCAGAATATGACATTCCATGAATTAGATACTATAATAACAAGACTTGGAAAGAATTGTAGAATAATATTTTGTGGAGACTTTAGACAAAGTGATTTACAAAAAGAAGAAGACAGAAGTGGATTGAGAAAGTTTATGCAAGTAATTAAAAAGATGAAAGGTATGAGTGGTATAGAATTTGAGCAAGATGATATTGTTAGAAGTTCATTTGTAAAAGAATATATTATAAGTAAATTAAATTATGGGATCGTTTAAACATAAAAAATTATTTGACTTCGAAAAGTTACCTTATAAGAATGTAGACGGAAGGAGGATGTATCAATCTCCTTCCGGTTTATCTCTACCAAGTATAACAAGTATATTAGGTTGGTTTAAAAAAGATAGTATACAAGAGTGGAGAAAAAAAGTTGGTGAAGAAGAAGCAAATAAAATAACAACTCAAAGTAGTAGAAGAGGTACAGCAGTACATCAAATATGTGAAGACTATCTAAACAACAAAGAGTATACACTTAAACATATGCCAAGCAATCTTGAATTGTTTAGAACTATAAGACCAATACTAGATAAAAATGTTGAGTTAGTTTATCATCAAGAAGTTCCATTATACAGTGATAAGTTGAAAGCAGCTGGTAGAGTTGACTGTGTTTGTAAATGGAATGGTAAAGATAGTATAGTTGATTTCAAGACAAGTAGAAAACCTAAAAAGAAAGAATGGATCCAAGACTATTTTGTACAAGCTACAGCATACAGTTTAATGTTTGAGTTCGTAACATCTATACACATTCCTAATATAGTTATTTGTATGGCTGTAGAGAATAGTGAACCATTAGTTTTTGAGGACACAATATATCCTTATGTACCAACATTATTAAGTAAAGTAGAAGAATATCATGCACATTTTGAAGACGAATCTATCGCACACCAGATTGCAAACGCTGGGGCATAATCATTACACGAGACTAATTAA